GGATCTTGGCGCCATCGTCGAAACCGATCGGGACCAAGGACAATTCCAGTGGCTCCCAGTCGACGGCGCGATAAGTCGGCAGCTTGTCGTCTTCCTCTTCCACTACTTCGTAGCGGTGAACGGCATAGCCCACACTGATGTTCCGTAGGATCCCGTCCTGCACGTCCCGGAAGATGCCTTCGACATCCTCGCGCTGGCTGAAGCGGACCAGCGCACGGCCCTCCTCGCCTTCAAGCCAGGCCTTTTCCACAACGCCAATGACATCGGAAAGTTCGTAGGAGCTGTGGGCATTCAGGAACGGCGCGCCGTTGTTCAGGCGATCGAGGCGCAGCGCCTTGGAACTGACCTCAAGCTCTTCCATGTAACTGCCGATGTCCCAGGACCAACGCCGGCCTTTCGAACCGGTGGTCCAGGTGAGCTCAACGGTGCGCTGCTCGACATCAACCGAACCCTCACGCACCGCGGCGCGCAGGCTGAGCATTGGCGTTTCATGTGTCTTATTTGTCGTCGCCTGATTCGGAGTTGGCATCGTCTGGTTTCTCTTCGTTGGTTGGCGGCTGACTTGGTGAGCCGGCGGCCGCGACTCGGCGCGGGTCGCAATCCAGCACCAACCCGTACTCGTCGATCATTTCGTTGGCTTTCTGGATTTGCTCGGCATGCCGTTTGGGGTCTGTGATACCCAGTTCGCGTAATGCGTCCGGCCAGGTGGTGAGTCCGTTGCGGACGCGCGTGATGACGTTTTCGGTTTCCGACTTTGGGTCGACCATGTCGCGGCGCGGCGGCACCCAGTAAGCCTTAACGTCATCGGTCACTCCGCCAGGCAGCAGGACTTGGGCCTCCATGAACCAGCGCCAAACCTGATCGCAAAGCTGAGGAATCAACATCCGCCACTGCCACACGTCCACACGGCGAGCAAAGTTGAGCCAACCCATGCGGCCGCTGGAGAAGTTGACGCCCTTGAGGTCGCCAGTCAGCAGTTCATAAGGGACACCCAGACCAACAGCGATCGCGTGGAGTGCTTGCCAGGAATAGGTTGAGTAGCCATTGAAGGTTGGAGGTGAACCGAAGCTCACCGCTTCCCCCATCGACAGTTCCTGAACGATCCCAGGCTCCATTCGGTCAATGAGCGCTGGCCCCTTCTTCACGCCGGTATGGGTTTCAGGATCCTTAGTAACGAAAGCCGCAAAGCAAGCCGCGATCTTGGCCTGCTCCATGACCGCATCTTCCATCTCGTCGAAGCTGCTCATGCGCTGAATCACCGGGGCTAGCCAGGTGTATCCCCGAGCCTGCCCTGGGCGCTTGCGCAGAAACACGTGGATAACGTCTTCGGCAGGCACCCGCGTGGACTGCAATGAGCCCCATGCTGCATTGGAACCAGGGTGTCTATCGAACAACCAATACGCCACTCGGCGCCCAAGGGCATCGAACTCGACACCCTGAATGACCTCATTCAGGCCAATCGTTGCGGCCTTGTTTTCATCGAGAAAGTCAGCCTCAAGCACTTGAAGCTGAACCGGTACGGGTAGACCGTCCGAACTAAATCGACGGCGACGACGGATCAAACACTCGCCACTTTCGGCGACGGCCTCCATGATCATGTGCTGTAGACCGTAGAAGTCCTCCAGCCCATCAGCATCGCAGGATGTGGTCTCAGCCCAGGCCTTCCACAAGTCCATTAATCGAAGGCCATCGCGATCACGCTTCGCCAATGGCAACGGCACGATGCCGGCACCGACGGCGTTATCTGCTATGCCGGTGATGGCTCGCTCAGCGAAAGGATTATTGCGGCGCTGGTCGCGGGCACGATTGCGAAGCTTGGCGAGCGCTGGGGCATTCTCTGCGTTCGCATCGGCGCCAGTGGCACGCCATCTTTCGTTTCTGCGGCCACCAGCTGCACCTTCAAAACGACGCTTTAGCATGTCCATCGTCATTTCGGTGCGCAGCTTTTTTAAACGCGCGTCGGATCGTTTCGCGGCATACCCAGGGAACAAGCTGTCGAGCATGCTCATGGGTAAAATCCTTTCGAGAATGAGGTGAACCGGCGGCCGCCACCGTTGCTTGCGTCAAGTCCAATGTCATTGGCCATCAGCTTGAGGATCCGGATCATCTCGTCGAGAGACCGGTAGGTGACACTTTTATCGGCGTAGCGGACGGACAGCGCGCCTTCGGCGATGGCCGCCTGCAGGGCCTGGTACTGCTCGATTGTGAAAGCCATAAGTCTCGCTACCAGAAGGTTGATTTCTTCCGCTCCCGCTCTTCAACGTCCGGTTCATTGCCGCCAGTGACCGCAGCAACTAACAGATCGAGATCAAGCCCGAACCGCTGTTGGCAGATACGCAGCGCAGCGAGCGCGTACACGAAGCAATCGAGCGCCTCATTTCGGCGGCCACCGCTGTCCCAGCGCATCACGCGCTTGCCTTTGGATATGGCTGCTTTTTTCTTTTCGGAGGTGAGTTGCTTCACCTCCGACTCGTCGCAGATCGCATCGTTGGCCGGAAGGTGAACTACACCTGGCTGAGTCACGCCCGCCTGGGAGGCTGCCGTATCGACGGGGAGCCCCATCCGGCTGTAGAGCAGTTCCTTGGCGTTGTCGGTACCGACCTCGGTGAGGAAGACCTTGTGCACCTTGTTCTTCGTGCGCGGGAAGTTCGCGATCGGCTTGCCGTAGATGGTCGCGCCATGGATTGGGACAACCCATTGCACGCCGTGCTTGCGGCTTTCGGCGTAGACCTCATCCGCATAGTGCCCGCCGGCGTCCCACGTCCAGCGCTCTACCTTCATGATGGTGCCGTCCACGCGGGTGAACTGCCGGTGAAGCTCAAGCCCCACCTTGCGGCGAAGCTCTTCGCTGGCCGGGTCACCCATCAGAATGAAACGATGGACCAACCATGCTTCCTCGCCCGGACCGAACGCCCAGACACGCCCCTCGAAACGGTCGTCTTGGGTATCGATGCCACCCACGAGAACAAGGCCAAGGGCCGGGACCGGCGGATAAACTTCGCGGCGCCCGTACAGAACTTCGGAGTCGAGCTTTTCGCCCTGGTCGTCGTCCCACGTTTCGCCGCGTGTAGTGTTGATGAAAGTGATCAGCTTGGAGACGTCGCCTTTCACCTTGAGCCACTCTTCGGCCAAGCTGAGCCACGTACTCCAGGTGCTGTAGATCGCCCAAATGCTGAAGCTGACCGAGCGCGGGGTGCGCATGATTTCGTCATCAGCCCCGTACCAGTCCATACCGTCACGGGTCCAGATGCCGGTGTGTTCACAGATCCAGCGGCCGGACTTGGATGCCTCTACCATTTCGTTGTGCCAGATGATGCAGGCAGCGTGCTCGCACACGTACCAAGCTTTCTCAGCCTCACCGAGCGGGTTCTTTTCCCACTTCAACCCGAACTCACAATCCTTGCCGCCCCACTTGAGCGTCTGCTCCTGTCGGCAGTGCGGGCAGTCGATGTGAAACTTGAGCAGGTAGGGTGACTCTTCAACGGCTTTCGTAATCTGGCAGGAGCCAACTCGTTTCGGAGTTGAGCCGCGGATTGACTTCGGGTAGATCGCACCGTTGAGTCGCTTGTCGCCCAGGGTGATCGGTGCGCCCTCACCTTCGATGCTTTCGTCGAAGTTCGAGAGCTCGTCGTAGATCACCTCGTCGGCGGATTTCTCACGGTAGTTACGCGATGCCTTGCCGCCACGGATCCAGAGCGTACGCCGGTTGGCGAATATCTTTTGGTCGAGGGTGTTGTCGCTGTGCTTGCGGCCGAACCATGGTGCCAGGTCACCCAGCACCGGTACGTCACGGATCATGCCGTTGACGTGACTCTTGCTGATGTCCTCGGCGTCCGGGTCAGTCGGGCTCCACATCATGACGTTGCGGCGCTTGTGCTGGATCTTGTAGCCGATGTTCGCCATCAACAGCTTGGTGTAACCGATCCGCGCCGACTTGATGAAGTTGACGACGTTGATCAGGTCGTTGCCCATGCTGTTCAGGATCGCAATCTGGAACGGCTCG